TCAAGAAAAATTAGTTGTTATTAATAACCAAGCTGTATCTAAATTAATTGTTAGTTGGCAACCTGTGACAGGAGTAACTCAATATCAAGTTAACTATAGATTTAATAATGGTAATTTTGTATCTACCACTGTTTCTAGTCCTGATTTTGAAATATTTAATACTTCTGTTGGAACTTATGAAATACAAGTATTTAGTTACAATACCGCTTTACAGTTAAGTCCATCATCATCAAATCTAAATGTTAACACGGTTGGAAAAACTGCTGTTCCTGACAATGTGTCGGGTTTAACAATAGAGCCTTTTTCAGAAAAGTTAGTACGACTTAGATGGAACGTATCTTCTGATCTTGATGTAACTCATGGTGGCTTTGTTTATGTAAGACATTCTACAAAAGTAGACGGCACAGGCACTTTTGCTAATTCTGTTGACCTTATAGATGCTTTGCCTGGAAACTCTACACAAGCTGTAGTTCCACTATTGGAAGGAGAATATATTTTAAAGTTTCAAGATGATGGTGGGAGGTTTAGTACAGGAGAGACAAGTGTAGTTATTGATTTACCTGACAATGTATCTGCATTAGTAACTCAAACCAGGAGAGAAGATTTAGATAATCCTAAATTTCAAGGAACAAAAACTAATACTAATTTCGATGCTTCAGCAGGAGCACTTACATTAACTAATCCTGCTACTAACGCATCTGGCGAATATGCTTTTAATACTGTTCTTGATTTAGGCGGTGTATTTAGTCTTGATTTAAAACGTCATTTTCTTAGTGAAGGTTTTTATATTGGTACATTATTTGATTCTAGAACAGCTTTAATAGATACATGGACAGATTTTGACGGTGCGGAGGCTACTGCTGTAAATGCTAAATTATTGGTTGCTACTACTCAGGATAATCCGTCATCAGGATCGCCTACGTTTACTGCATTTCAAACTTTTGCAAATGGAACTTACAAAGGAAGAGGATTTAAATTTAAAACAGAGTTAACAAGTGGAGATCCAGCACAAAATATACGAATAAGTCAGCTTGGTTATACAGCAAGCTTACAAAGAAGAGTTGAACAAAGTAACGCACTCACAGCCAATGGATCAACAAATGTTACTTTTGGTAATTCATTTTTTGTAGGAACTTCATCATTGCTAGGTGCAAATAGTAATTTACCTTCTATTGGTATTACTGCTCAAAATTTAGGTGCTGGGGAATTTTTCCAATTATCAAATATAAGTGGCACAGGTTTTACTATCGTATTTAAGGATAGTGGAGGTAATCCTATTAATGGTAAGCAATTTACCTATCAAGCTGTCGGATTTGGCAAAGGATAGTACAATGGAACAAACAATAGTTTTTAGATGACCAGAGTTGTAAGTACAGGTAAAGAATCTGGTAATAATTTTGAACCAGATAATGGCACTGGTGCTCAAGTTCGTACTGCTATAAAAGATATTTTTGGTGCGTTAAGAACACTAAATGCAGGTAGTGGCGATCCAAGTGGAGCAGCTAATGTAGCTGCATATCAACCCCATATAGACACTAATACGAATTTACTTAAAATATCAAATGCCAGTAATAATGGCTTTGTTACTTTAGGAAATATAAGTGAGACAAATTTTGGTCATGCTGATTTATCTGGTGCAACTTTTACTGGACCGATAATCAATAACTATACTTCAGCTTTAAGATTACCTGTTGGAACAACAGCCCAAAGACCAGGTAGTCCTGCTGCTGGTGATATAAGATTTAACTCGACTACAACTGAAGCAGAAATTTACAATGGTAGTATATTTACAGCAGTTGCAGGAGGAGCAGGAGCAACTGGCGGTG